CTAGATCGTCCTCCAATTGCTCTAGGTAATCCCACAGAAGGCGCAAGCCCTCCCAACTAAAAATTGTTGGGGCGGATGTCTTTGAATGCCTCGGCGAAGTCTTCAAAATATACTGATTGTTTCATTGTTCTATTCCTTTTAGGTTAGTGATCTATTGCATCTGTAATCTGCTATATATTGCATTAGGTAAGACTCTACCACAGATAAAAAACAAACTGTCAAGCCCCTATGATTTAGTCGGGAATAGGTCTTATAGAATAAGGCTTAGCGGGTTATTGCTTGCCTGGAATCACTCCCAAAACCCCCAAAGGCCCCCGCAGCAAAATTAAAAAGCGGGCAAATATTCGAAGATAAAAGCCCGCACTCTCTGCCCTATTCTTGGGTCGGTTTGATCTTAAAAGCTTTGAGCATACATAAGGCAAATGTCTCTTTGCTCTGAGGTGATAGATCTAAAAACTTCTCATCATCTTCAAAGATCTCTGAGAGGATACGAATAGCGTTGTCGGTTTGTTTCTGTGTGTATGTGTTCATAAGTCCCTAAATGGTTAAGAGTTGGCAAAATTGCCTCCTCATCTATAAGACAAACGAGAGCGGGATTTGTGAGGGCTGATCCCAATCTTTTTCGTCCTATACCTAAGAGACGATACAAAAGCCAAATTGTCAGGGCATAACCCAAAATATATTTGCATCGTCCTAGATGTAAGACGATCCACTTCCCAAAATCTTAGGGCATTCCCAAAATATATTTGTGCTGAGATATTCGCCCGCTCATTCGTTCCTCTTGGATGGTTTGAATACTTCTCTTATAGGAGATAGTAAGACTCTAGGAGAGAGTGAGAGCGCTTTCTTTGTGTCCCTTTGTTCGTCTCGTTCTCGTTCATCGCCTTGTAGCATCGTCCTGGTACTGTGTTTATATACAGTGTTTGTGGTAATATTACCAAATACTCATTTTGTACCCATAACTATGCCAAGTAAGCTCACACGAAAACAGATCGCAGAGGGACTAGATCAGCAACCGATTGACATCCTATTACTAGGTCAGCGATCAACCTCGCTCACCAGTAAACAAAAGGCATTCGCCAAGGAAGTAGCACTAGGCGCAACGGGTGCGGATGCGTACCGAAAAGCCTATAACAGTAAGGGAAAGCCCAAGAGTGTAGGCAACAACGCTAGCAAGCTAAAGGCACACGATGGAATAGCGCTGGAGATCAAGGCTATACAGGAGGCGATAGAGTTCAATAAAGCGCATTCCACTGCTCAATTGAGGGCGCTAGTGGTTTCTCAGCTCACAAAAGAGGCATTGAATGAAGACAATCCTCCAGCGTCACGCCTTACCGCTCTGAAGGCGCTCGGAACAGTCGCAGGCGTGGACGCATTCGTGGAGCGTAAAGAGATCAAAACAATTCGGGATAGTGACACGGCGAGAGCGGATCTCATGGCGCAGTTAAAGCAAGCCATCAGCGACAACCTACGCACGATCAACGAGGATAGTAGCGACGCCGACGAGCTAATGAGAGAGATATCAGGTGGTAATATTACCAGCGACGACCAGCCGAGTGAAATTCTCGATAGCGCAGACCCACCTGGTACCGACCCCCAAGATCTGATCGATGGTACGGCCAACTATATGCATAGTATTCCACACAATCTATCACCTAAAGTTAGCGATCGCACACATAGCCCCACATCTTTTCGAGATGAAGAGGGGGAGGGGGTACAAAAATCTGAGAGTGGTAATATTACCGGGGACATAGAAAACCCCCCGTCAACAGTTTGGATTGAAAAAGGGTAGGGGGTATATAAAAATTATGGACGCATTATTACAAGCAGCGGAGCATATGTCTCCAGAAGAGATTAGAGAGTTGATTATGGCTCTGTGGCTCGTACATGACTCTAAGGTAGTGAAATGACAGAGGGCGAATTCCTCCTAGCGTTTGCTATCTTCTTTGGAATATATGGAATATTGTTTTTGCTATGAACTTTAGAGAATTGCCATATGTGTGTGGTGTAGTGACCAAGTTATTGGATTTGGCATACGACCCGGCTGGGTATGTGCCTTACTATAACTTTGAAGCTAAGCTAGTCCCGTATGAGCTATTACAGAGTGAAGAGATGTTTCAGAAGTTAAAAGATAGGAATTGGCGGGCGGGGATCCTAAAGATGGAGCCGTACACTTGTTACAACTGGCATACTGACGACGATCGCAAAGTGTCCATTAACTTACTTTTGGAGCATGGCGGTAGCCATACTGTATTTGGGGAAGTAGATAGCCCTAACTTTAAGGTGGAGGAATTGGTCTACAAGCCCCACACCTATTTCTTATTGAATGTAACGAAGCCACATATGGTATTGAATTTAAGCAAAACGAGATATGTGTTGAGCGTGGAGTTCTTAGATGACTGAGCGCCAATCACAAGTGTATATGGTCATTGATTCTTGGTGGAAAAAATACGGCTTTGCTCCATCTATAGACAATATTATGTCCATCACTGGAGACAAGGGGCGGGGGAACGTCGCTAGGATAATGAATCAACTCTGTGTATTGGGAGTTTGCAAGAGGGTTCCAAGGAAGGCTAGAAGTATTAGACCAGTTAACTTTAGGGTAAGAGACATTGGATATTGAGTCAATCGTAAAAGGTTTGCCGATTAACGAGCAAGAGTCCTTCTTTGAGATGGCGGATGAGTATATCAATTCGCTAAAGCGGGAAAAGGCTCAGACCGACTTCATGGCTTATGTAAAAGAGATGTGGCCCGGGTTCGTAGGGGGCGCACACCACAAGGTCATGGCTAAGGCTTTTGAGAGGATCGCCAAGGGGGAACTCAAGCGACTTATCATCAATATGCCACCACGACACACGAAGTCGGAGTTTGGTTCATACCTCTTACCTTCTTGGTTCCTAGGACAATTCCCTGGAAAAAAGATTATTCAAACATCGAACACCGCCGAACTAGCCGTAGGCTTTGGTCGTAAGGTTCGTAACTTAGTAGATAGTGAAGCCTATGCGAAAATTTTCCCAAATGTTGCTCTCAGAAGTGACTCAAAGGCAGCGGGACGGTGGAGTACGAATGGTAATGGCGAGTATTTTGCTATTGGTGTGGGCGGTACTGTTACTGGTAAAGGTGCGGATTTGCTCATTATTGACGATCCTCACTCGGAGCAAGAAGCAGCCCTAGCATCTATGGATCCGTCTGTCTTTGACAAGGTGTATGAGTGGTATACATCTGGCCCACGCCAGCGTTTACAGCCAGGCGGTGCAATTGTCGTGATTATGACTCGATGGAGTAAGCGAGATCTAACAGGCAAGATCCTACAGTCCGCAGTTGAAAGAGACGGGGACGAGTGGGAAGTAATCAATTTCCCAGCAATTTTGCCATCCGGCAAACCCCTATGGCCGCAGTTCTGGAGCCTAGAGGAACTCTCAGCTCTGAAGGAAGAGTTGCCAGTATCCAAGTGGAATGCACAGTATCAGCAACAACCTACGAGTGAAGAGGGTGCGCTGGTCAAGCGGGAGTGGTGGAAGATGTGGGACGGGGAGAGACCGCCCATGTGCGAATATATCATCCAAGGATGGGATACCGCCTTTACCAAAAACGAGCGGAGCGACTACAGTGCCTGCACGACTTGGGGAGTTTTCTATCTTAACGAGAATGAGGATGACGCTAATATCATTCTCTTGGATGCTTATAAAGAACGCCTAGAGTTCCCAGAGTTAAAAGAACGGGCTATGAGCATGTACAAGGAGTGGGAACCTGATTCGTTTATCGTGGAAGCGAAAGCTTCTGGAGCGCCATTGGTGTTTGAATTGCGTAGAATGGGTATACCCGTTTCGGAGTTTACACCTACCCGTGGTAATGATAAGATAACGAGGGTTAACTCGGTAACAGATTTGTTTGCATCTGGCAAGATCTGGGCGCCAAGGAAAAGATGGGCAGAGGAAGTAATTGAAGAGATGGCAGCATTTCCTAATTCGGATCACGATGACTTGGTGGACTCAAGTACAATGTGTCTTATCCGTTTTAGAAAAGGCGGGTTTGTGCGCTTGCCAAGCGATGAACAAGATGATCCGATTGAATTTAGACGCAAAGTTGCGTATTACTAGGAAATACTATGGCAATAGATAAAGGTTTATACCAAGCCCCAATGGGATTAGATTCGTTAGGCGTGGGTGAGCCAGACATTGAAATTGAGATTGAGGATCCAGAATCAGTCACTATTGGTATGGATGGGTTGGAAGTAACCTTAGAGCCAGAAGAAGAGACTGGCGATACATTTAATGCAAACTTAGCAGAGTACCTCGGTGAAGGTGTTCTCACAGAATTATGTGGCGACTTGATCGGCGACTATGATTCAGACGTTGCCTCCCGTAAAGATTGGATTCAGACTTATGTAGATGGTCTTGAACTCTTGGGCATGAAGATTGAAGATCGTACAGAACCATGGCCCGGCGCCTGCGGTGTATATCACCCACTGTTATCAGAGGCGGTAGTAAAGTTCCAATCAGAAACAATCATGGAAACTTTCCCAGCGGCTGGCCCAGTCAAGACACAGATCATTGGTAAAGAGACGCAAGAAAAGAAAGACGCATCAGAGCGTGTTCAAGCGGACATGAACTACAAGCTCACAGATGAGATGGTTGAATACCGTCCTGAGCATGAGCGTATGCTCTGGGGCTTGGGTATTGCTGGTAATGCATTTAAGAAGGTGTACTACGATCCATCATTGGAGCGTCAAGTCTCCATGTACATTCCAGCGGAAGATATCGTTGTCCCTTATGGAGCCTCATCTATTGAGTCGGCAGAGCGTGTAACCCATGTAATGCGCAAGACTGAAAATGAGATGC